GGTTTACTTACGGTTCGTTCAATTAAAGAGAACGATGAAAATGATTCTAATATTTATCGTGGAATCTCATATCGTAAGTTCATTCGGAAATTCACCCTTGCAGATGATATTGTGGTGAACGATGCTTTCCTCGAAAATGGTATGCTCAAGATAGACCTTGAACGTATTGTTCCAGATGAGAAGAAACCTCGCAAAATTACAATCAAATAATTTTGCAAAATAGTAGCGAAAGGGGTCTTGACTTTTAGACCCCTTTCGTGTATTATTATAATAATGAAATTTAATAGTGGAGATTTATAAATGGTAAGTTTTACAACAGGAAAGGTGGGTGATCTCGGATTTGTTGATCCAAACAGCCCAGAAGCAAAGGCGCTGGCCAATCCTTCTATAGAAGACGATTTTGTAGAAACCCCCGATAATACAAAAATAGAGAAAATTGGTAATGGTATTTCGGTTTCAATGCGTAATAAATTAGCAGTCAATATTATGCGAGCTGAAATTCCGTTAAATATTGTTGATGAGTTGAATCAACATATCGATGAAGTAATTATTCCTGATGGTCAAGACTTGTCCGGTGGATTAGTTGGCCAAATTAATCAAAATGAAAAATCTGCTCAATGGCTATTTCCTCATAATTATGGAGTTGGAGATCAGTTTGCTGTTGTTCTCAATCAACTTGCTAAAACATATATTAAACAGACTCTAGCCGATACTGGTGATGATGATAAAGAAATAAAGACTGATATTCAAACTATGTGGACTGTTCATAGTTATGCCGGTGACTATAACCCGTTGCATGATCATGGCACTCGTAGTTTTATGGGCCTGTCTTGCATCCTATATCTAAAGGTTCCCCCCCAGATTGAAGCTATTGGTCTTCCTTCAGATGCGATGATTGCTTCCGGTGTCACGCCGGGATTTCAAGGACTCAATGGTGCGAGCGGTGCTGTTGATGGATTTACTTACTTGTGTTGGGGTGCAAACGGTATGCGTGATGTTAACATGCTTCGTCCTATCACAGAAGAATATGTCAAACCAGAAGTTGGAACTATGATTATATTTCCTGCTTGGTTGCGTCATGCTGTTATGCCATTTTCTGGCGAAGGTGAACGTAGAACTTTCTCTGCAAATATTAATGTGTATATGTAATGAGTGATTTTATTCACATGATACAGATGGAAGATACATCATTATGTGATGATATGATCAAATATTATGATAATCATGTTGAATATAAGCAGCGTGGATTATCTGATAGTGGAGATAAAGAATCAACCGATGTTGTAGTTTGGCCAAACTCTAGTAATACTACTATTTTGAAGTATTTAAATTTCCTTGGATCGTGTGTTGAAAGTTATCGAAAAGAATATGATGCTTTTACTTTTCCTATAGGATATGCCGAACCTTGGCTTATTCAACACTATGAACCAGGCGAAGGATTTCCTTCTTGGCATTGTGAACGTGCTACTCATCTAACACATCAAAGAGCTCTTGTCTTTATGACATATCTCAACGATGTTACTGATGGTGGCGAAACTCAATGGTTGTATCAAGGCAAACAAGTGAAACCTAAAAGGGGTTTGACTGCTATCTGGCCAACAGATTTCACCCACACACATAGGGGTGTAATATCGCCAACGCAAACTAAAACAATTGCTACTGGATGGTTTAGTTTTCTGGATGCTAAAACTTCTCACCGTGAGCTCACAAAATATTATAAAAATATTATTAATGAAATGAAGGTTAAGGATGGCGAAGAATAACTACAAATACAATGAAGGCACGGCACTTGCTGAACTTCAAAAATACATCGACTCCACTTATGATGAACACTATAGCAAGAACAAGTTTCAAGCTACAGAGTTCATCATTGACGGTGGACATGGTGAAGGTTTCTGTATCGGTAACATCATGAAATACGCACAACGATATGGAAAGAAGGGTGGAAAGAACAGAAGTGACTTGCTAAAAGTGATTCACTATGGTATTATTGCTCTATACATTAATGAACTTGAAGGTGAAAAATGAAACTATCTAATGAAACTATCTCCGTATTGAAAAACTTCTCTACGATCAATGCCAATCTTATGGTGAAGGCTGGGTCTAGTCTTTCCACTATGTCTGCGATGAAGAACATCGTAGCCAAAGCAGATGTATCTGAGGAATTTCCTAGCGACTTTGCTATCTATGACTTGAATGAGTTCCTATCACAACTCTCTTTATTCGGTAAACCCAATTTGGAGTTTGATAAAGATTTTGTTACAATTACAGAAGATGGAACATCAGATAGATTGGTGTATTGGTTCTCTGATCCATCCGTGGTGACGACTCCATCTAAAGAGATTTCGATGCCCTCGACTGAACTGGTGTTCAATCTGTCTAGTGAGACTCTTGACAGAATTACCAAGGCTGGTGCAGTTGTCGGTGTTCCTGATATGTCACTCTCTGGTGGTAAGTTGGCGGTTACTGATAAGAAGAACAGCACTGCAAACGTATTTGAAACATCTCTGGATGTTGGTGATGTTACTGCTGATTATAAGTTCTGGTTCAAGGTTGAGAACCTAAAACTTATTCCCGGTGCATATGATGTTGAAGTATCCTCTAAGAAGATTAGTCACTTTACTAACACTAAACTTGGTGTGCAGTATTGGATTGCATTAGAACCCGAATCTTCTTACAATGTTTAATTTGAGGAATTTATATTATGGAACAATTTTTGTGGGTCGAGCAATATCGGCCACGGGACATCAAGTCATGCGTACTTCCTAAGTCCCTAAAATCTTCCTTGCAATCCTTTGTTGACAAGGAAACACTACCCAATCTGATTCTCTCAGGTGGTCCGGGCGTTGGTAAGACTACTGCCGCCCGTGCCATGCTGGAGCAGATTGGTGCTACCTACATGTTTATCAACGGTTCTGAGGAGTCAGGTATTGACGTTCTCAGAACCAAGATAAAGAACTTTGCGTCCACTGTGTCACTTGAGGGTGGTAAGAAGTATCTCATTCTTGATGAGGCAGACTATCTAAATCCACAGTCAACTCAACCAGCTCTTCGTGGTTTCATTGAAGAGTTTCACAAAAACTGTGGGTTCATCCTAACCTGTAACTATAAGAACCGCATTATCCCTGCACTGCAATCTCGTTGTAGTGTGATTGACTTTGTGATTCCTAAAGCAGAGAAGAATAAACTTGCAACTCAATTCTTCAATAGGGTGATTGGAATCCTCAACGAGAATGAAATCAAGTTCAATGAGAAGGTTGTTGCAGAACTCATAAATAATCACTTTCCAGACTGGCGTAAAGTTTTAAATAATCTTCAACGATATTCTTTATCTGGTGAGATTGATGCTGGTATTTTGGTTAACCTTGGTGACAAGAACATCAAAGACCTGATGGGTATGATGAAGAATAAGGAGTTCACCAATGTTCGCAAATGGGTTGTCGATAATCTGGATAATGATTCAGATAAGTTGTTTCGTGCTGTTTATGATAACCTATATGAGTATATTGATCCTAGTAGCATCCCTCATGTTGTCGTGGCGTTGGGTGAGTACCAATATAAAGCGGCGTTTGTTGCTGATCTGGAAATCAATCTGATGGCTTGTCTCACTGAAATTATGGGAAGAACCAAGTTCCGATGAACGATGATGATTATAGAGAATTATTTATTCCATTAATTGATTACCTCAAAGAAATTGGGTGTGATAAACAAAAACATAGTGGTAATAGAAGTCTTTTACATCACCTAGTTGGTGTTAGTATGATATTGTCCGAAGGAAATTGTTCTGATGCGTTGTGTGTAGCTGGACTTTTCCATTCAATTTATGGAACAGTTGTCTTTCGTCCTAAAATGGTCCCTATGGATGATAGGGATAAAATTAAAGATTTGATTGGTATAGAGTCAGAGAATCTTGTTTATCAATTTTGTATTCTGCCAAAAGATCGCCGAGCAGGGATTTATGCACTTGAAGATGGTTATGTAAAAAAAGACTTATATGATCTAACTTATGCAAACAATGAAGAGCAAAGATTGTGGAGGGAAATAAATAATGATACAGGTTTATGATGGTGTTGTAGAGGACCATGTTGCAGAATTGATTGCTTCCCAAATGAAAAATGTTCGGTGGAAATATGAATATCATTCTAGGGGTAAGGGCAAAAACAAACATCCTAGTACGCATTGGCATGTTCTTTGTGGAAAAACCTCTATGCAAATGATTGCAAATGGTTTTGAGTGGGTGATGCCTATTTGGACTTCTGCGATGTATAAGTATGATTTCAAAAAAACTTATAATGTTGATACATATAAACGCATATACATGAACGCTCACACACATGGTATTGAACCTGTGATGCATCATGATGATGGTGATTTCACTATGATATACTATCCACGAATGGATTGGAAACCTGAGTGGGGTGGTGGTACTCTAATTGATGGACAACTCGTGCCTTATGTTGGCAATAGTTTAGTTATCTTTGATGCACATTTACCTCATATGGCAATGCCTGTTACCCGTGAATGTTATGAATTGAGAAGTGTAATCGTATTCAAGTGTAATCGTAATGTATGAACTAAAATCCTACCTCAAGGCCATCAATCAAACCAAAGAACCTCTGATGGATGGTGAAGATGAAGAGTGGGAACGTAAGTATGTCCCGTTCATTGTTAATAAATGTGTCGGTGCATTCCCTGATACCATCATGTTGGTGAATGAGATCAACCAACTACCAAATGTAGATAAAAAACTTCAGTTTGATTTTTTGATAAATAGTCTGAGGCCAAGGAAGAGATTTACCCCGTGGTTGAAGGCGACGAAATTAGAGAATCTAGAATATGTTAAAGAGTTTTATGGATATAGTAATGCAAAAGCTAAGGCCGCTCTTGATATATTGTCTGAGGATCAACTCGCCACCATAAGAAAAAGATTATATAAAGGTGGGAAAAATGGAAGATATTAATTGGACACAGGATCAGATGCTAGAAATTGGGTTGAAAGAACCCGATGACTTTCTTAAAGTTAGAGAAACACTTTCACGGATCGGTGTTGCTTCTCGTAAAGAAAAGAAACTATATCAGTCATGTCATATTCTGCATAAGCAGGGTAGGTATTTCATTGTACACTTCAAGGAGTTGTTTGCTCTTGATGGTAAGAACACAAATCTAACTGAGAATGATATCTCTCGCAGGAATACGATTACGAAACTATTACTTGATTGGGGATTGGTTAATATTATCGGTGAAATTGGAGAAGTTGCTCCCCTCAGCCAAATCAAAGTTCTGTCTTATGCAGAGAAGAATGATTGGGCACTAGAAACTAAATATAACATTGGTAAGAAAAAAGAAGTCTAATGGAAAAGTTTAAATCATTCATCACAGAAGCAAAAGAAGAACCATATAAAATAGTTTGTTTCTATCATACAGGTGATTCGTCTAGAGATGTTTTGAAAGATGACCATCTAGGTATGATGGATACTATGAATAAAGCTGCAAAATCTTCTGGTATTAAAATATACTATGTAGATTATAATGGAGTATTCTTATCAAATAAGAATGGTAAGGTTTATGTAAATTATTTTCCTATAGATGATAAAACTGGTGAATATATTCCACCAAATTCAAAGGGTGAAAAAATAAAATATGCAGAACCAATAGAAATAGATAAAGAAAATACTTTATTCTTATATAGAGATTTGCCTAATGATAGGAGACATTGGATAGATGTTCTCAAAACACTTGAGGTTCATGGACATTTTCTTTTAAATCCCTTTGAGTGTTATGAAATATGTGGTAGTAAATATTTAACAGATGTTTATTTAAGACAGGCTGGATTAAGAACTCCTAAGACGGTGCGTATAACTCATTCAGAAGATTCAGAAAGAGCATTTAAAGAATTAAAAAGTGAGTTTCCTATTATACTTAAATTATCACAAGGAACCCAAACTGGCGTCGGCGTGGTAAAAATTGATAATATGAGAACACTAAACACAACTGTGCAGATGATGATGATGTTAGATAAAAAACTTCCATTGTTAGTACAGGAGTTTGTAGAATTAGAATATGATATAAGAGTTATGGTTTTGCATGACGAAATTATTGCTGTAATGAAAAGAAATGTTATTAAAGGGGCAGACTTTAGAAGTAATGTTTCTCTTGGTGCAGAACCAGAAAAAATGGAATTGACAGAAATAGAAAAAGAAGTTGCAATCAAAGCATCAAATGCAGTTGGTGGTATCCTCACTGGTGTGGATTTAATTCCATCTAAAGATAGAGAGAAAGAACCACCTTATGTATTGGAAGTTAATTCAAATCCCGGTCTTACAGGTATTGAAAAAACCAATCCCGGCATAACTACAATGGTATTTAAATATTTCAAAAATCGTGACAATTGGACCCTTGACAAATAACTACAGAGGTGATATACTCTTATAATGAACTTCTACACAAACGTATTGCAATACGGTAACTCTATTCTTGTCCGTGAGGTCAGGAATGGAGAACGCA